TTCATCTTTAAGGTTTTTAATTGTAGTTCCGTAGTTATCATTTATTTTTTTAATTAATTTAACTCGTTCTTCTGAATTTACATTTGTAGCTTTTAATTGTGAAATTAACGAAGCAAACCCCGAACTTTGTTTTGCTACTTCTTCACGTTGTTTTTTTGCTTCTTCTCCAATTGCTTTTTGTTGTTCAGCATATTTTTCGCTTTCTTTTGTCGAAAGTCCAATTGCTTTACTTATATCTTCCCAATAAGTATAAATAACTCCTAATGAAATAACAATAAGTCCTATTCCTGTACCACCTATTGCAGCTTTAATTGAATTAAATGTTTTTACGGCAGTTCTTCCTAAATTTAAAAATGCTTCTTTTGCTTCGGTTAATTGGTCTATTCCTGCAGCTAAAGCCATTGCACTTTGAACTTTTAAAAGTTGTTTTTCTACGCTTTCGCTTTCAACTCCAATTAAACCCATTGCACCTTGAACGGCTGCAAAACCACCTGTAACACCTGTTAGCGCTTGTGCTAAACCTTTAAACTTTGCGTCTGGGTTAAATGAATCGGTTAACGTTTTAGCGTCTCCAATCCTATCTTTTAATTCAGCTGCTCTTTTTGCTGCTTCTCTTGCTTGGTCTGAAGTAACGCCAAACTTATCCGCCAACGTTTGAACTTCAAGTTGTGCCGCTTTTAGTTGTTGTTTTAAATTGCCTAAATTTTCTTTTACTTCTAATTCAATTACTTTTTTTTCAGCCATTATCTTTTAGTTTTTTTTCTATTAACCTTTTGCGTTGTGCTTGTTTCCATTGCTCTTTTATGGAAGTGGTAAATTTATATTTACCTTTTGCTATGTCTATGTTTTCACTTTCTCCGTAAAAATCACTTAACAAAAGCATTTCTATTATTTTGTTTATCATAATTGGTCTATTATTATGTAATTTATATCAGAATTCCCGTCTGGATAATCGCATTTTAAAGTTAAAGTAATTATTCTTGTTGCGTTTGCAGGAACTGTTACCTTTAAATAACCTTCGCTTGTAAAAGTATTACTTGACAAAGTAACGTTACTTGCGTTTGCGCTTTTTGCTACCGTTACTTGCGTAACTCCATTTGTAAATAAAATTGCCATACTATGCACAGAACCGCTTGGTGTACTTGGTGAATAAACAATTGGGTTAACACTTGCAAAATCATTTATTAAAGTAAAATCTACATCACCTGTTGTCAAGTCACTTTGCATTTCGTTTATTAAATAACGTTTATCTCTTATTATTAACCTATCGTTTAACTGAAGTTGTGTAAGTAAAGAAACAGGGAGTATTGTTTTAACTTTTACAAGTCTATTTTTTGGGTTGTATAAATTAGTTAAATAACTTTGATAATATAAAGCATATAGTGTATTCGGGTTTTCTACATTATAAAAACTTGAAATTTCTACACCAAAATTTAAAGTCAAAGGAAAAATTCCACCTTGTATTAAAATTTCGCTATCTTGTCCAAATGGAACATAGTCGGTTATATTTGCTTGTCCGTTCCAATGTATATGTCCGCTTGTTAAAGTTGTTAGTGTATTCATATACAACAAAACAGGTTTAGGAATATAAGGCGCAAATTCTTTGTTTAGACAATAACCAACTTGCAAATTGTTTCCAAAGTTTGTATGTAGTAAATTTTCAAATGGACTTTGTATTTTATATTCACCGCCGTCAAATGGATAATTTTCTTTCGTGTTTCCGTAGCCGTGTGCTAATAAATTAGCAGGACTTTCAAGGAAATATTTATTCATAAAACTTTCGCTATCTTGATATTTAAACTCTATTAATTTATAAAGTTTTAACCTTTCAACTTCAATACTTGTTACATCGGTAAATTTTGTTATGTTTATAACTGCGCCTTTTTTATACCAATCATTTAATGGTTCAAATGTAAATACGTTCTTTGCTTTTGAATATACAGTCATATTAAATTCATTACATATTCCTGTAATAAAATCGGATATTTTCATATCTGGAGCAAGTCCTTGTAAATCAGTAAACGAAGTTGTTGTAACGTTATTAGTATAAAATGTAGTTACTGCTGAATAAGTAAACCATTGAAAAACGCTAAAAGCGTTAGCCGCCCAATAATCATATTTTAAAGTATAAATAAACTCAAAAGTAAGTGTTTGCGCTAATGAACTACGCAATTTAAACGTGTAAATAATATCGTTATTTGGTGTTTGTTCTAAATTAGGCAAAGTAAAAACCCCGCCAATAGTACTTATAATTGTTAATGTTTGAACGTAAACATCGTTTTTATATACGTCTAACCAACAATTTGCAGGCAAAGGCAACGAACCATTATAAGTTATTTTTAATTCGTGTGAAACTGTGCCGTAAGTTTGTGAATCTGCACCCCCAAGGTGCGGTGTTACATAAATTGTCTTAAATGTATTGTTTGTTGTATTAAATGCACTATAAGGACTTGGAACAGGTGTTGTCGCAGCAGGTGTTGAACTTGGTAAAACTTCTGTAATTGATGAACCTGCAATTTTAAAAGTAACGTTTGCGGGTTGTGTAATAAAAAAGAATTTTTCTTTATTTTTATAATATAAAAATGCTTTTCTAAACATATCTGAAGTTAGAAAAATTCCGTCAAAAGTTATTCCGTATTCTAATTCAATTAAATCAAAAATACTTGCAACCCTAACCGCAGGAAATAACTCCGTGTAAACTATTTTACCTGCATTATTTCCTATGTTGTCCGAATTATTTGTTGGGTATAAAAACCATTCTGGACAATTGTCTTGTGGTATCGGTTTAATTCCTGCATATTGCCAAATTCTTTTTGAAGTTATTAACGGATAACGCACGTTGTAATCGGTTACTGTGCTGTCAACTGTTACTCTATTATATACTTCCGTGTTTGTGTAGTTGTGGTTTAAAGTTGTGTGGTCTAATTTGCTTAACTTGTCTTCGTTAAAGTAGTCTTTTAAACTTACACCCGCACCATAAAAAGTTATTGAATAACTATCAGGTTTTCCGTTTTTTAAGTTTGTTTTTTCGAGCTGAATTTTACCACGTCTAAATAAAACCGTGTCAACTTCAATGTATGCGTTGTAACGCTTTTGATAGTCAATAGTTGCATCAATATCGTTTTGGTAAAAGTGCTGAAATATTGCGTTGTTAGTTGGTGAACAAGGAATAGTAAAACCTTGCGAATAGTCTGTAAATATTTTACTTATATCACTAATGTTTTGTATTGTCGAACTTACCATAATTTTTTCATCGTTGAATAATTCTAAACGTGAAAATTCCAATTCGGTTTGTGCTAAAGCCGTTTCAATAAATATTACTACTTGCCTTTTCATTAAATAACAGAATTAATAACATCGTATGTAAACTCAAACTCTAAACTATAATTAATTTGTTTCGTGTTTATATGCTTAAACAACTCCGTGCTTTTAGTATTAATTTTAACAGGGTTGGAAGAATATGCCGTTCCCATTAATATACGTTCGCTTAACATTATTTGTTTTAAAACTTCGCTCCAACTTTCATCAACCCAACCTGTATTTACTTTAATACTTTTTTTGCCGTTAGCGTTAAATACTTTTCTTTGTCCTTCTAAAGTGTTGTAGTTAAAACTATTTGTTTGCATTAAATTGTATTCCGTGTTTTCAACGCTAAACGTGTCGTTACTTGCTTTAAAAAAATATTCTGTTTGCCAAGCTCCGTACCTATTTATAAAGTCAATTCTAACAGGTGTATATTTACATTCGTCTTGTGGATAAAAATTATAAGTTGCAACTACATCTGGGGTTGTGTCTAAAATTTCTAATTTATTTCCAACTGTATAATTTGCTGACTCTACTCTCGGTGCATCAAAAGTTCCTGCTGACAATACGTTAGTTGTAACAATAGGCGTTGAATGAAAACTTGTGTATTTTAATGTATAACCTGTGCTATTTGTTATTCGTATTTTTCCGCTATCACCTGTAGTGCTATAATAGTAATCGCCTTCGTCAAGTCCGTAATCTCCTAAATTATAATTGTAACCGTTTTCGTAATACGTGTAACCGTCAAATGCTATATAATCAACGGTGTTTAAAAGTGTATAAGTTGAACCTACTAACTTATAACGTTTTACCCTTACGTTTACCCTTTCGTTTGTAGGGTTTGTTGCAATATTAATAACAATAGCACAACTTGTAAAACGTATGTATTCACGTATATAAGAACTTATGTCGTAAAATGTATTTACGTTGTTTGTAGCTGGTATTAATTTACTTAACGTGTATTGCGGACTTCCTGTAAAAGAACCATTTGCTAAAAACAATTCTATCTTTGAACCGTTTTGACCTGTTTCCCCAATTGCAATTAAATACGGTGACCGTGCAAATATATTAGCCATTATTTCTTTTCGTTTTTAAATTGTGTTTCTTTAAATAAATTCATTGCATCTAAACCAAACTTTTCAATAAGTTCTTCTGGCAATCTTTTAAATGCAGCTTCAAATGGTTTAGTAAAAAATAAACTCGGTTTAATTCCTTGATGATAAACGCTCTCTCTAACTGCATACGGATTAAGTCCTTTACTTGCGCTCCATTGCATAAAATGTTTAACGCTTGGTTTTTTACCTATCTTAAATTTAAACTCACTTTGTGGCGCATTTTGTTTCCACATTTTGCCCTTATTATTCGTGCTTTTAAACTTGCTTGTTGATTCACGAACTCCGCCAACTCCTTTAACTCCTTTGTCTTGAAATTGTCCGTACAAATTCATTTCAAAGTCAATAGACAAACTATTAGGCATTGCTTTAACATTTCCCTTTAAACTTTCCCAAAGTCCTTTAGTATGGTTCTTTTTTAAGGTAGTTAAATTTTTTCGTGCTTCTTTAATTACCGACTTTGAAAACCTATCTAATTCTTTTTGTACTTCGCTTTGTTTCATCTTAACAAATTGTCATTTCGTTTGGTGTTACTACGTCAAAAGTCATAGTCCATCCTGCCATATAATTTTCAAAACGTTCTGTAAATGGTTCTAAACTTGCTGTGCCTTCAACCATAAATAAGTCGTATGCTAAACTTCCGTGTTTTATTATTTCGTACGCCCTGTTTAATACTGCGTGTTGTGTATTCAGTACGTCAATTTCGTTGTCGTTACCTAAAAATATATTACTTGTTGCGCTCTTGGACAAGTCAACAACATCCATTGCTATAAGACTAATATTCCAAGTTGTAGTGTTTGAATCTAACGTACAGTTATTAACCATAATATGTAATAAAGGAAATATCGTTTGTTTGCTTAAATCAACTTTAAATATGTCGCCTTGTGTTACTGTGTTTACAATAACGTCTGCGTCAAAGTGTGTTTTTAATTTGTCTAATAAGTTGTAATAACCTGTCATTTTCGTAATTTATTTAATTGTCTTTGTTCAATTTCTTGCTTTTGTTTTTCGAAGGTAAGATAGGTGAGACACATAGTAAGTCCATAACTGGTAACTGTGTCAAATCTTGTAATGTCGCCTCCAGCGAGTGCATAAATTGATTGATACCAACCCCATTGTTTTCCAAATTGAGCTTGTTCGCTAAACTCGTTTGCACCTTCCTGTTCGTCTTTATCTGCCGTTCCAAATAAGTAAGCGTAGCTGTCAATAATTCGCTGCCTAAATTCCAAAAAAAAATACTTGAACTTATCGCTATGTCCGCAGGTGTAAACTTCATTAACTCTTGCATTTCTTCCATTGGTTTGTAATCAACTATTTCGTATTTGTCTTTGAACTTCATTTTTATTGGTCGGTACATAACCGCCATTGCTTTATGGTAGTCTTCCCATTTTTGCAAGTTGTTTTCTAAATCTACGTATTCGCCAAAACTTATTTCTTCAAGGTTTGTAATAAAGCCAAACTCCTGACTTCCTATTTTAAACGTTGGTTGAAACTTCGGTTTTTCGCTGAACAACTTTGTGAAGTGTGTTATTAATTCGTTTAAACTTGTTAGCTTCATTTTTACAATATCCTTTAGTTCTATACCGCAGAATATTTGCACCATTTTTTGTGCTATAAATTCTTCGTCATTGCTTCCTTGCTGAACCTTTAAAAATTCTTGGTAGCTTTTTAATGGAATTTCGTTTAAACTTGTTGGAACGTTTATTTCTAACTTCATATCTTAATAATTAATTATTCGTGTTTTTGTTGTGTTCGTTTTTTTGTATGTAATCGTATGCTTGTTTTAACATATTAATATCTCGGATGTCACGTAAATAAATACGAACCTTAACACCTTTTTTTTGGTATATGTAAATTTGTACGCATTGCATCATTACTTCTAAATCGTTCATCGTATAAAATATTGTCCGTGTGTATTGTTTAGTCCTAACGTTTCCATTTCGTGGTAACGAACTGCGTCAATAGCGTGGTCGTTTTTTCCCTGCGGTTTATTTAATGTTTTGCCAGACTTGTCAGCATCCCAACAATACGCTCTTAATTCTTTAATTAAGTTTGTGCTTTGTGAAGTAACTAAATAGTTTTGTGTTTGCATTATTTGTATTCCGAAGTTTATGCTATCCTGCCCTTTTGTTACGCCTTTTATTTGTTGTCCTGTTCTTCGTATTTCTTCAATGCTTTTAGGTTCGCTACTATCTGCGTATGCTATTACGTGTTTTTGTAGTTTCTTTGCTATGTCGTTATTCAATAAACTTGTTTGGTAACATATTTCGTTTAGTATTCTTTGCCCGTTGTAATTGTAAACTTCTATTATGCTTGTCGGGTCATTTGAATAACCAAAGTCTAAACCATAACCAAGTAATTTTGCTTCAGGCGGTATTGTGTCAATTATTTTGTAGTTGGTAAATATAACTCCTTCTAACATTCCTACAAGTCCTTCGCCATATACTCGCCACCAATTAGCCCAATAACTGCTTGTTGTGGCTTTTAAGCGGTTTTTTTCTATTTCCTTTACTATTCGTTCATCTAACGCTTCGTTGTCTTTGTACGTTAAAATTAAAAAGTCTGTGTCGGGTTCGTCTTTTAGTTCGGTATGAACCCAAAATTCATTCGCTGGGTTAAAGTCTAAATATATTCGTCTTTTTGTACGTATTGCAAGTTCGTTGTATGCTTCAAAGGTTACGTTGTTACATTCGTTAATATATAAAATATCACGTCTTGCTCCACGTAATTTTGAACTATCGTCTGCGCTAAAAAATTCAATGTAACTTCCGTTTTTAAAATCATAACGCAATAAACTTTTGTTAAAGCTTCCTTCAAAAAAACGGTTGCTCCAACGCATTATTTTAACAAAGTCTTTTAATGCGCCTCTGCGTAAATGCGGTATGCTTTCAGCTACAATACTAATTTCCGTGTTTTTGTGTTTTGTTGCTATGTCAATAAGCAAAGGTAAAATCCCAAAAGTTTTTCCCGCTGACGTACCGCCTTGAATTATTTTTATTCGCTTGTCTAACTTTGCAATTTTAGTTATTGCAGTCGTCCGTATTAACATCTGGAAATAAAGGTTGTTCTGTAAATTCTTCGCTTAAATTGTGTTGCATACTTAATTTGCGTAATTCTTCATCTGTTGAAAGTAATTTCATTAAACCCATTTGCAAAGTTGCGTTATCTGATTTGTACCATTTGTTTCGCATTGAAACTTTTATTTCAACTTTTACTTTTGTTAGTTCGTCTTTTATAGTTTCTAATTTTTCTAATTCGTGGTTGTAAAAAGTTGCTGAACAAATTGGTAAATATGCTATTACGTCTTGAATAAAAAACAATTTATTTTTTTGTATTGCTTCTATTGACATTTTCTCTAATTCGTGTTTTGTATATTGTTTTCCCATATTTTTTTATTTTAATCCTTTAAACGCTTTTAATGGATAGAATACTAAACTGTTTCTATAACCGCCTTCGTGAGTTGGTATGATTGGTGTTACTCCGTGTACGTTTCTCCAAGCTGGGTATACTAAAATTGAATTATCTACTTGTCCTATCGTTGCGTTATAATCTGGAACGTGTAAGTCGCCTCCTTTGGCGTTTTTTTGTTTACAGATAATTACGTTTACCGCCCCTACAATATTACCTGTATCTCTGTGAAAGGGTGCAGATATATTATAGTTTGAAATTGAACTTGTAAATAAATTACCAAATCTCCATTTTTTATCAACGTCATTAAATAATTCTATTTGTTTTTCATATTGAGCTGGTAGTATTTCTTTAATTAATTGTTCGCTTTCTTTTGCAAGAAACAACATTGATTTAATAAAAGTATGTGCGGTTTTTACTCCGTGAACACTTGAACGAGATGCGTAATTTCTTTTCATATGTGGTTTTGGTGGTATGCTTCCTAAAATTGTTGAATATTGATGTATTTCGTCTTTGTATTTGTATTTACCTGTTTTTTCGTTAATACCATCGTTTATACCTCTTCTCATTTCAGACTTTGGAACATTTTTAGAGTTTAACTCTACGTTTGCTAAATCAGCTAACTTACACATTTTTTCAGGCATCTTTGTAAGATAAAATCCTATTGGTTCTCCGTCAGCATAAAATATACAATCTTCTGTTACGTTTGGCTCTATGTATTCACAAGCTTCTCCTATTTTGCGTTCGTGTTTTATTTTAATAAGTTCTATTTTCTTAAGTTTTCTTTTTTCCATTTAATTATTTGATTAGGGTTATTAAATCTTATTTGCACTTCTGCTTTAGGATGACATCCTTTTTTAACTTTATACCTAAAAAAATTAGGGTATTTTCTCATTAAATATTCACAATCAATAATTTTTCTTGGTAATCTTTCTTCATAAGTGCCTATACCGCCTTTTTCATAATGATTACATATAGGTTTCATCCAAGCATTTATTAATACTGCGTTATTTTTAATTAGTTGTTCAGCACAATAACCAAAATCTTCCATTGCTTCTAACTTTTTATCATAATCTATACCATTGTATTTAATTGCAACAGCTTTTGAAATAACATAACCAACAGTTTTATATTTTTTTGAATTAAAAAAATAATTATCTACTGTACTAAATCCTATATATTCTGCTTTTATTTTTTCTGCTGTTTTAATATCGTCATTTAATATATTAATAAACTCTAAAGCAGTTATTTCTTGATTATAATCTTGTTGATTTATTTTACTGCTTTCAACTTCTAATACCTTTTTTGTAAAAAAGTATTTATCTACAACTCTTTTAAATCCACTAATATTATCGTCAAGTGCAATATACCATTCGCCA